GGCACAACACCATACGCATTGTTAGCGTTGTAATAGTCCAACGACCCCGACGACGAAACCGCGCAGAAGTAGCCGTAGTTGTTGATGGTGCTGGAGTACGGCGACCGCAGCCACCAGACCGCCGCCGTTCCGGTGGCGGAATGTTTATTGGCAACTTTGCTGTTACCCGCTTTGAAGTAATCGTACTGTGCCTGATAGTTCGGCTCCGCATCATTGCAATACTGGTGCGTTGCAAAGACCTCATACTCGGACAGCAGGAACAGATAATCCGTGGTAGAGGACACATTGCTGGCGGTATTGCCACCGCCCTTATTATCCGTATACTTCGTGCAGGACTTCATCACCGCCCGCAGGTCAGAGGGAAGTGCGGCCAGCAACGTGTTGGCGGTCGGGCTGGTGGGAGAGCTTGCGCTACCAAGCACCTTGCTCCGCATCTGACTGCTCCCCCAGCCGCCAGAGTTTGTGCTGCTGGTGTTCATCGTGAATGCGCCAGACGTGGAAGTCGTGCTGCCGTAGCTGCTATCCACCAGACCAACAAACTTGCCGCTGATCTTGCCCAACAGGAAGTGGATGCGGTTGCTGCCCTCCTTGCCGGAATTGTGGTTGAAACCGATGATAAAGGCATCAACTTTCAAGCTGGAGATCGTAGTCGCACCCACCTTGCCATTGATTGTCACGGACTTCGTGGCACCAACAGACCAGTAGTTTGCACCCTGACCAGCATCGCTGACGGCCTTGATGACTGCCCAACTGTTGCTGCTGAGCGTTTTGGACACCAGCGTAACGGCCACCGTGAACGTCTTGCTGGACGGTGCAGTATAGTTGGTATCTGCACCCACATTGACCGTAATAGTGGCACTGCCGGTCGCCTTTGCGGTCACCGTGATGGTGGTGCCGGAAACACTTACCGTTGCAATGTTCGTACTGCCAGAGGATGCGGTCACCGTACCGCTGCCCGGCCGCGTAACAGTGATGGTGCCAGAGGTTTTCGGGTAGGTCAGGCTCAGACTGCTTGCGGACAGCGTAATACTGCCGGTCGCCTTGCCGATCGTCCACGAAGCGCTCTTGGCCGTAGTCGTCCCATCCGACCACTTATAATTGGAAGTCGGGGTAAAGGTGGCGCTGTAGCTGCCAGCGTTGGTTGCGCTGCTCGTGCCACCGATCGTCAGCTGAGAACTGTTATAGTTGCTCCACGACGGGGACTGCGCCGAGCCATTGTAAGTCACGCTACCGGTCTGTGCCGGCACATTCTTGACCTCGGCTCGGCCAATCGTCCACGACACACTCTTGGCTTCCTGCGTGCCGTCCGTCCAGACATACTTGCCGATGGGCGTAAACGTGGCCGTATAGGTGCCAGCATTGATGCCGGAGGTCACGCCCCCGATCGTCATCATGCTGCTGTCATAGCCTTTCCATGTGGGACTCTGGGTGGAGCCGGTATAGGTCAGGCTCCCGCTCTGGGCGGGCACGGCCTGAATCGTCAGGGTCAGCACAGAAAGCGCATCAATGGCTTCCTGCACATTCGCCGCCGAAATGCCGGACTTGCTGTTGTCATAGGAAATATCTGCCGCAGTGCCGCCGGACGAACCGCCGCCACCGCCAGCATTAAAAGGACCCCATGCCATAAGATTAACCCTCCTTTGCCGCTGTCGCGGCCGTGATGATGTGATACTGCGCCGAAATCGCAGCTGTTGGCACCGATGCCGCACGAAGCCGGAGGATGCCGGCACGGCTTTCGGTCGCAACAAAATTTGCCGCTCGTGCAACTACGCTGCTGGACGGGGCAACATCCACTCCCACGCTATCTGCCGCCGTCAGACCATCCACCTTGATGTCGATGTACTTCGTATACCCGGGGACGTTGGAATCGGTCTTCCAGCCGGTGACAGGGATGGAGAACGAAACGAATGTTGCCCGGTCTGCTTTCAGTCCGTGCATTTCTTCCAGTGCAGCAGCGGCGGCAGATGCGACTTTGGCGGTAGCATTGCTGGACTGGGATGCAGCGCTGCGAAGCTGATCCAAAGTTGTGAGCGCATTGCTCAAAGAAGTCACCTCCCATAAAAAAATAAGGGGCAGCGGTGAATATTCTCCGCCGCCCCTTTACTCATGAGATCTCAGAGGCTTACTCGCCGTAAATCTCTGCCAGCATCTCAGACACCTCGGCATCGGTAGCCGTATGGTTCGCAATGACCTTATCGATGGTGGTATCCATGCCGTCCAGCTTGGTCTTATCCGCAGCGGACATCAGGCCAGCCTTGGCAGTGGTCGCCTCGTCATAGGTGGTATCCTGAGCCGGGATGCCAAGGCCGGTGATATCATCCTTGGTCACAGGAATGGCATCGGTCACATGGCCCTCTTCATCCACAGTGGTCTTGTACAAACCGCTGGCAGCAGCGGTGTGGGTGGGATGGACATACTTGTTTGCTCCAGCCTCAATGCCGTCCAGCTTATCCTTGAGAGCCGCAGTGAAGTTCTCGTCAGACAGACCCTTGCCCGCTTCTTTCTCCACATAGCCAGACAGGTCAACGAAACCGGCCAGCACATCATACTTGTAGGCATCGCCGACCTTAACCACCACGACATTGGTGCCCTTGGGATATTTGTTGCCCGCACCCTCAACGAAGTTGTTGGTGGTGGTGAAAGCATCGGTCACGTTGTAGACGTTGCCCAGAACGTTCTCAGCCAGAGCGGGCAGCGCAGAAAAGACCACAGAGCCAGCGGGCTTATAGACAGCGCTAATCTTGGCGTTGATCTCGTCCTTGGTGTAAGCGTCGGTGATGCCGTATCCACCCAGAGTAGTGGCCTTGTCGGCCTTCGCAGCCAGAACAGCAGCCAGAGCGTCGTCGAGGTCAGACTGGGAAATCTTCGCCTTGTAGGCCAGTGCAGCCAGACCCTTGATGGCAACATCGGTACCAGCCACGGAAATGCTACCGTTCTTGGAGCCGGTGGCAACCAGAATGTCCACCATCTTCTCAGCGATGGCCAGGGCAACGCCGTTCACCTTAACGCCCTCCAAGACGTTGGCCTGTGCGCCGACATCCTCCAGAGCCTTGATGCGCTTGTTCTGGGCCTCGTCAACGGCCTTCTGCTTCAGACCCAGCTCCTTCAGTGCGCCCAGTTTCGCGAGCTTCTCAACATTGTAAGCCATAATAAGTATCCTCCGTAAATTGTTGTTTGGTGTTTATTTGTCGTAGATTTCGGCCAGCATTTCGGATACATCATCCGTAGCTGCCATCTGGTCTTCGGAAACTGTGGCGTGGACAGAAATAACACCGTCTTTGGTCACTTCCACGCCGTCGCCAATTTTCACGCAGCCCAGCCGGTCACGGGTCGCAATTACCAGTTCACCGGTGCCACCTCCTTTCCCGAACAGAGTGACGACCGCCTGAATATCAGCTTCCGGGATGCGCTGAGAGAAAAAGCGAACAATACCGTTCAAAGTCTCGCACCCGTTCAGGACACCCGCCTTGTTCGAAATAGAAAAGCAGCTGGCAGTTGCGGAACCGCTGGGCCAAAGCTCAGGGGTGCAGTCTGCCAACTCTGCATCGTAGGTATACGCATACGGCATTTCACCCTCGCTGTCCGATACGGCTTTCCAGCCGTCCACAGAAAGGGTCAGGTCGTATTTGCCATAGTAGCCGCCGGAGCTGCCGCCACCACCGCCGCCGCTTTCCTTGATAAGCTCTTTGACCCTGTCTTCCGACATGATCTGGCCGGATTCCTCCAGCTCTTTCAGAGCCTTACTGGTGGCTTCGGTGATGATTTTGGCATGGGCATCCGGGGCATCGTTGTGCTGTGAGATCTCCTTCAGCACCATTTCCCGCACCATCCGCATAATTGCTTCAACCTGCGGGTCAACGGTGAGTGAGATATTGGCTTTGGTCGAAACGGCCAGCAACACAGCAATTTGGAATTCATGGTCAGCAGTACCGATGGCCGGGATCTCGATGCCCCGATCATCCTGCATCAAAAAGAGCAGCGTGTCCTCCGGGTCGTCATTGAGGCGGCCAAACACACCGATCTGGTGCATGAAGTACGGCTTATCTGCACCGCCCGTCCAAATGCTAACTTTGCGGGCTTTTTCACCCTCATATTCCACGGTGTCGATGCCCAGCAGTTTAAGCTCATAGGTATCACCGCTGACTGCCGTTTCCTCGGACAAGTCGGTGTCAACGGTGCCCGTGCCGCTTACAGCACGGGTGATGGTGAGCGCACCGCCCGAAATGGACTCGGACAACATCGCAGCACCGGCGCTGGTATATGCATATTTTTCCCAGCTCATAACGATTTCCCTCCTAACTTGATGGTGACGGTTTCATAGGTCTGCGCAGGTCTGCCAGATGCAAGCGCCTGTGCAGACACAGCCTTGGCGTGGATAGTTCCGGGCAGCGCAATGGTCGTTTTCATCCGAGTTGTGCTGACCGCACCAGCGGCGCAGGCGTGTGCGCTGACTGCCCGCGGCTCGATAACACCCGGCATAAGAACCGTGTAGGACATCGTTGTGGCGCAGGGAATCGCTGCAACATAGCACGCTTTCGGCTCCGTTTCCGTGTAGTAAATGACGCTGTCCAAATGCGACCGAAGATTTTTGTAGCAGATGATTTTTTGCAAAACCTGCTGATGTTTGGCCTCATTGATTGCAGCGAAATCAACCGTGATACGGAGTTTGAAGTGGTACGGATCGCCGCCGTACTCAAACCACTCCAAAACTTTGGGATTGGGATAAATCGCAGAAATGGCTCTTTCAACAGCCGCTTTTGTGCCACGGTGCCGGTGAACATAGAAGCTGTCCTTGATGGTTTTTCTTTTTTCCTCAAGGGTGTAGGATCTATCGTACCAGTCCACGGCGAAGTCACGAGCCAGAATGTCAAGCAGCCATTCGGGCAGTTCGTCGATGCGGGTATAAATCCGCAGGGAGTCGATTTCATCCTGCCGGGATTCCATCACCTTGGCTATGGCCTGTCCCAGAGCCACCGTCTTAGGGTCTTTTTGGAGCGCAATCGGAAACTGCTGCATCATGTTGTCAGCAGTCAGGCCGTGGTTACTCATCCTCATACCCTCCGCTCTTTATCGTCACCGTGCCCAACTTTGCCACTTGCGGAACCTTGTCGTTGCGGTCAAGGGATGGCGCACCGTCTTCCAGCGGAGTAAAGGCGGGCTGCTTGAGGTCTACACGTTTGATGCCGGCCGAAAGAAGCAGATACCGCAGCCTGTCAGGGTTGATGTCCCTGCCCATCTTGCCGGACTGCCAGCGGATGTACCGCTGCACAGCCTCATTCACGCCGGACTGAGCTTCACTTGCGGAAATGCTTCCGTCACGGGTCAGGTAATAGGTCAGGTCGATATCATAGGGCACTTCTTCCGGGTCGCCGGAGATCACATAGTCCGTCAGCGGCCGGATTTCATCCGGTGAGCAGGCCGCAACCATGGCACGCTTGGTTTCTTCGCCAGCCACGCTGCCATCGTTCATGACGGCATACAGGCAAACCGTGCCAGGGCTGGGCGAATTTGCAACGACATCTGCGATTTCCGTGGAAACCCTCTTTGCAAAGTATTTGTAGGCACCGATTGGGCCAGCATCAGACCATGCACTCTGACTGTCACGCATCAGCTCATAAAATTCCTCGTCGTCCGGGGCATCAGAACCGTTTGCGCTGACCGTGATATTGGAGCAGCCGGAGTAGTAGTCGTAGATGTCAACAGCGGTGTGGATGTCCCCCACAGCATAATCATTGCCAGCCGTGCCCACGGTCTGGCAGGTCACCTGAACATCCGTGTATGTTGCGCCGATGGGAACGTACTCGTCTGCGGAGGTTTCCCAGTACAGGGCTGCATTGTCGTCTGTGACACGGGTGCCGGCCGGAATCAGCACCGCCGTCTGGCGGGGCTCGCTGATGTAAAAGCGCATGGTGCAGGTCGCCGCCGTAGGCTTGGGGCGCTCCTGCAAATAGAACAGCTCGGCCAGGCCATCCAGATACTCGCCCTCTGCGCTGCTGGGCAAGTTTTGGCAGCCTGTCCAGTTATTCTGGGCACGCTCGTACATGATGGCATCTTCGACCCACGAAATGAAAAGCCGTTCCGGGCTACCGGGCATCACAGTTTTGCCAAAGAACTGCTCATATCCTGCGACAAGCAGCCTGTCCAGCTCATCCATGTCCGTAGACACGAACTCGTAGGTTTTACGCACTGATGCTCACCTCCACGACGGGCAGCATCCGCCCGGGAGTGTCCGGGGCTTCCTTGAAAGTAGTCCCCATGTAGGTGGCACGAGGTTCAAACCGCTCGATGGCCTCCTTGATGGCAGCGCAGAGCATAGGCTGCGCCACATTTTCCGGCCGGTCGAGAATGTTCGCAATATCAATGCCAAATTCCCGGTAGCAAGGCACTGTGCCTTTCGGTGTAGACAGGATGACGGCGATGTTCTGCAGAACGCTGGTCACGGTATCCTGCTCCCCAAGGGAAATGGTGGTCAGGTCGTTTGCCGATACCAAGTAGTTGCTCACAAAAATCACCTCATTCTCTCTGATATTCCAACAAAGAAACGCTTGCGGTAATCCATGTCGGTGTACCGAAAGCGTCTGTGTGCAGGGTCTTGAATTTTACAGATTTGATAACCCACCGATAGCTGCCATAGACCACATTGCCGAGAACGAACGGCAGCGTTGTCCCATTGAGGACGCATTCTTGCAGTCGTTCCCGCTCTTTGGTTGGATTCACGCCGAGGTATGCGGCCAGTTCAATGTCAAACGTAATTGTTTGAGCATCGGTGCCTGTAAACTCGGTCAGGGCCGGGCCTCCGGCGCGCTGGTGGGTAGTATATCTGGCAGATACATTTTGCACCATGTTCTTGATGGTCTCGACATGGCTATCGAACACGGCAAAACTGATGTCTCCGAGGCAACCGACAATCACGGATAAATCCCTCCCAGCACGAAGCCATCAGCATTGAAGCACGGGAGGTACAAGCAGACCACCGTATCATCAATGGCCGGCAGCCACCACACCACATGGGACTTGTGCTGATGGTTTGTGGAGTTGTCCGCCCCGATGACCTTTTCTTCCTCATCCCAAATCTGGCGTGAGCCATCCATGGTCGTTTTGATCTCAAGGTTGTAGGGGCTGGGGTGGATATACTGGTGATTGTGTTCGCCGGCTGACTCCGTATAGACAATGGCTTTGTAGTGCTGCATCACCGGGAGCCAGCCGGACGTGATGCCGGTGTCCTCAAATTTGCAGCGGACAAGGCGCTTTTCTTTGTTCACATCGGTGACTTTACCGAGGCGAACGTCAACAGCGGTGTTCATCAGTACCCTCCTAAAACATGACGGCCGGAAACCTGCGTGGTGTACCCGCCAGAGCCGGTCACGGTATGCTTGGCCTGCTTCACGATGTACTTTCCATCCCACGGCCCGAAGCTCTTGGTTTCAAACGTCAGGCCTGCAACCTTGCCCGGGTCGCCGTGGTAGGTAAAGCCAACCTGACGCTCAAACTTGTTGTGCAACCGGAGCTTTTTGGCAGCCAGTTCTTTGGCCTCGGTCTTGCTCGTGACCGGGGCATAAACTTCCAGCTGCTGGTTGGTTTTGCTCTTGGCATCGTAGTCCTTGACGTAGGCGATACCCTCAATGGGCTTGCCGTTCGGCCCAACATAGGACACCCGGCAGGACGCATACTGCGTTCCGGCCTGGCCGAGCGTGTGGCTCCACTTGATATAGCTTTTGTCGTCTTTGGTGACAGTCCATGCAGAATCTTTTCCCTCGTATTCTTTCTGGTCGAAGATAACGAGTTTGCCGTCTGTGCATTTCAGCGACAAGCCGGCATCATGGCACAACTGCGACAGGAAGTCGATGTCAGAGCAGCGGTACTGCTCCACACGCTTATACTCAGGATCCTTTTTCGCAAGGAACTGGGACTTCATACCGTTCTTCTTCGCCATTTCATTGGCGATGCCGGATAACTTGTACTTTTCCCAGCCCTTGCTCTGCTTGGTCTGCCGGATCTGGCTGGTATAGGGCAGCCCCGTGGCCTTTATGGTGATAATGTCGGGCGGGCCGGATGCGTTTATGCTATCCAGCTCAAACTCCCCGCAGTCCAGCGCCTCATCCTTTCCGTCAGAGTGCCAGTTACAGGCCGTGATGGTAGCCCGGATTTTCAGGCCACCTTCACTGCTGCCGGAAGAACTGCCGCCAGATTTACCGGAGATCTCGCTGGCATCGACCCAGCCATAGACCCGGGACGTTCCGTCCGTGTGAATAACATGGTACGGGTGCAGCGCGCCCTGCTTGATGATGGTGATCTTGGCCGGGCCAGCCTTTGGTGTTCCGTTTGCCTTTTTGTCGGTAGATGCCTTGTAGTGTGGACCGCCAAGGAACTGCACCACGTCACCAACCTTGTAGCCATCAGAAGATGCGGCCGACACATCGCCGTCCAGCATCTTCTGGAGCCAGTCGGTCATCCAAACGCCCTCCCGGTCTTGGAGTTTGATCTGCAGGTCGTCACTGGCATCTTCCTCATTATCGGTAAATGTCAGCGACAGCAGGTAGGGCTTGATGCTGCTGGTGATGTCCACGCCGTCAAACTCCACAGTACACTCGGCATGGCGGGCGGTATTTTCGTCGCTCATGTGACCACCTTCTTCCACGGGGGCAAGGTAGAGCTGGTTTGTGTCTCGGTATCCGGGAGCGTCAGAACGATTCCGGCCGGGAACACAAAATAGCCCAAGTGCTGCGGATTAGCAGCCATCAGGTTGGGAGCATAGGCGCAACTGCCGAGCTGCTTATAGGCCACGCTGTCCCAGCGGTCGCCTTGCACAGTCGTATAGGTTTTACTCATGCATACCTCCCTCTGAAATCATCGTCCTCTGCATCTTTCACGATTTCGAGGACAAGTTCTCTCAGGCTGTCATTCTGGGCATTCAGGACGTTTTGCAGCTCGGCAGTATCAGATATACCTGAGATATGGTAAACCGGCGAGAGCGATATAGGAACCGTGCTGCGTGCTGAGGAGGAGCCGTTGCTCTCTGGCAGCTCAGCGCTCATGGGGGTAACGCTTGCGCTCTCCATCTCCCGTCTGGTTTCCGAGGCCGTCAGAACAGATTCCCCGCCGTTGAAGTAGACCAGCTCCGGGCCATGCTCACCAACGAGGGCAAAGCCGGGAGCCGCATCTTCCGTACCAACAGCATATCCGGGGATTCCGTGGTTGACATTGTAGCGCTCGTTGGAGCCTGCCAGCGCAGTAGAGGCCGCCGAGGCGATTTTGGCATAGGCTTCCTGCACACGGGGCATCATGCTGGATGCGCCATCGATGAAGCCCTGAATCGTCTCCTTGGCGCTTTTCGTGGCCTCGTCGCTCATGTCCATTTCCGATACGGTATCGGCTACGGTCTTGGCGATTTCGTCCATAGAATTGCTCATGCCGGTCTTGAGGTCGGCGATAGATTCGCTGGTGGTATCCTGCGCTTCTTTCAGTGCAGCATAGTTCTCAACCATTTTGGCGAGATCAGCATCCGAGGCCGAGGCCATACCGGCAATCGCATTGACGGATTCCTTGCTGCCATCCGCAAAACTGGCGATAACTTCACTCAGACCGTCGATGTCAGCCGCCCGTTCGTTCAGCTTTTCGAGGTTCTGGTTGTAGTTGTCCCAGTAGGTGATCTGGCTTTGCAGTGCATTGTTGATGGATGTAGCGGAGGTCGAAACGACCTTTTCCGCAGAATCCCACAACGCATACTGGCCGCTGATGCTGCCGTAGGCTTCATCATAGGCATCCTTGTAGGCTGCAATGATGTCCTGAATTCGAAGCTCTGCATCAGAGATGGCATTCGCCACGTTCTGCTGCTGCGCTGCAACATCGTCTGCGCTGTCGGCGGCGGACTGTTGCGAAGCATTCAAGGCATCGACTGCGGCGCTGGCCTCCTGATACTCGGCCTCGGCGGCATTGATAGCCTCCTGATCCTGCTCTACGGCGGCGGTGTAGTTCTCGACCTCCCGCCGGGCAGTGACAAGGTCATCCGAGTACCCCATGTACTCAGTGCGCAGTTGCTGCACATCCTCGCTCATGGTGCGCCACGGCAGATCTTCTACCGTGCCGTAGGTGAGCTTGAACTGCTCATCCGTCAGGCCGAGGGTGGTCAGCAGCTTATCGTAGGCAGCAGACATGCCGGCATTGGATTTTTCAACCTTTGCCTGCGCAGTCGCCAGCTTGGTTTCGTTCTCAGCGCTCTCAACCAGCACATTGTTGTACTGGTCATAGAGGGTGTTCAGGTATTCCTGCCGGGCCTGAGCCTTGGCATCTGCTACATAGGCATCCGTATGCTGGCGCAGCGCAGCGGTGCCGCCCTTGATGGAATTGGTCTCAAGGTCAATATCATCCGCAAGGCTGGGAACCAGAACAGACAGCCGGGCCAGCGTGTCGTGGTATTCGGCATTTCCGTCCGTGTTCCCATTTGTGGCGGCCTCGATGGCCTCCAACTTGCTGATGTACTGGTCCGCAACGCTGGCGGTCGCTGCCATGTTGGACAGGGTGGAATCGTAGCTTGCGCTTGCTTCTTCCATACTGTCGCCCATGTCACGAGCGGCGCTGGTCAGTTCCTTTACAGAGGGCACCGTCGCATCGGCCGCACCAGACAGACCGGCAACGACCGTGGCCAGCGCCGTGCCCGCCAGGGCAACTCCGACCAGCACCGGGGCAGCCGGGCCAAGCGTGGCAGTAAACAGCCCCATTGCGGTATTGCCCACCTTGATGGCGGTCGTGACCGCAGTCAGCACCGCGAGGAAGCCGCCCAGAGTAACCGTGCCGGCTGCAACGCCATTGACTACGCCGGGATTTTCTTCTACAAATCCCTGCATCCAGCCCAGGACTTCCGCGCCGACATCGTACAAATCCGACATCACCGGGGTCAAATCCTCGCCGATGGCGATTTTTAGGCCGTCTGCTGCGGACTGCATCAGCGTCAGTCTGCCATTCATGTTGTCGAGCATGGTGCCCGCCATTTTATCGGCAGACCCAGCGCAGTCGTTCAGAGCTGCGGTGTAGTCCGCAAAAGACTGCCCGCCCTCGGCTGCGGCTTCGCTGCACCCGGCCATGATGGTTTGCAGTTTGGAATACTGGTTCGTGCCGGCAATGACCTTTGCGAGGTTGGCCTGCTCTTGGTCGGTCAGGGTGTCCCAGATACCGGCCATGCCTGTGAGGATGCTGGACAGGCTCTGCATATTGCCGTGTGCGTCATAGATCTGCACACCGTATTCTGCAAGGGTGTCCCCGCACTCTTTCGTGTTGGTGGCAAGGCGGGTAAAGATGGCGTTCAGGGCTGTGCCAGCCTCGCCGCCCTTGACACCGGCGTTGGCCATGGTAGCCAACACAGCGGTGGTTTCCTCGACCGAGTAGCCGAGGGACGTAGCGGTAGCTGCACACGCCTTGTAAGCCTCACCCAACTGGATGACATCCGTGTTGGAGTTGGCCATGGCGTAGGCCATCACGTCCACAAAGTGTGTGGTGTCGGAGGCTTTCAGGCCAAAAGCAGTCAGGTAGTCGGTGACAATATCGGATGCCTGCGCCAGATCCATATTGGCAGCAGCAGCCAGATTCAGCACCGGGCTGATGCCGTCCAACATGGACTGGGTGTCCCAGCCTGCCAAAGCCATGTAGGACAGAGCGTCAGCCGATTCACCAGCGGTGAATTTGGTGGTCGCGCCCATTTCCTTGGCCTTGTCGGACAGGGCCGTCAGCTCCTCACCGGTAGCGCCGGAGAGGGCCTCGACATTGCTCATGGATGCTTCAAAATCACCTGCGGTGTTGATGCAGTCCATGTAGGCATCCCGGATTTCTCCAAGGGCCTTTGAAATACCGACCGCGGCCAGCGTGGCTTCGACCGTCTCAAGCGCCTCGACCGATTTTTCACCGAATCCCTTTGCGCCCTCGCCGGCCTCGTCCATCGTTTTCTTGAGGTCAACCTGCTTATCCTTGAGCTTATCGACCTCAGTTTCCAGCCGGACGCTTTCCGCCGTCAGTTGCGTGGTATCCACGCCAGCTTCGTGCAGAGCATTCCCGGTGGCAGCCAAACGCTGCTCATAGGTGTTCAGGGAGGCCGTGGTCTTGTCGATCTGCGCCTGTTTGGATAGCAGCTTGTTTTCCAGCGCAGAGGAATAACCCTCGGTTTCCTGAATTTCTTTCTGGATGTTGTCGTACTGCTGCTGCAAAACAGAAAGCCGCTGACGGGTTGCGTCAACGGCCTGTTGCTGCTTCTGGTACGCCGAAATGTCGGATTGTACTTTGTTCAGCTGCTGAATCTTCCCCTGCGTTTCCACAAGGGCAGACTGCGCAGCCTTGAATGTACTGGAAAAGCTGCTGTTCTGTTTAGCGGACAGGTTGAACAGCAGCTCCCACTCTTTACGAGCCACTACTTACCGTCCTTTCTCGCTCTCTGGCGCTCGGCAATGAGGTCATTGCTGCTGCGGATCCATTGCCGGAATTGATACAGGGGCATTTCCAGCCAGTAGGGCGCGGGCGTACAGTTGACCTGTGCCATTGCGAGCACCTGTCGCCGCAGCCACACGCCGCCATCACCAGTTACAAGTCCGACCTCAGCAAAAAATTTCTCGCTTTGGTGCGGATGGTGTTGTAGTCCCGGATGCTCATAGCACCGATGACATCAACACCGATAGGCTCGGTACACGCCCGGCAGGCCATGCGGATGAGGTAGCCCGCACTCATCGAGGGGATGATCACAGGCTGATTCAGAGCCGTAAGCTCGGCCTCAATGGCGAGGGAGTCATTGCCGGTCAGCTTGCCCCAGTCGAACGTGAGGGATTCGTAGTGCTTGCCCTCATAGTCAAGGGGCTTCTGGAGCTTGTGGGTGTAGGTGTACGGGTCAGCAGCGGCAGCAGCCTTTGCGGCGGCAGCCTGAGCTGCATCAAATTCTTTCGGGTCAATGACGGCGTTCATGCTGGATAGCTCCTTTCACGCTCAAAAAATAGGCCGGGGCTGCAAAATGCAGCTCCGGCGGAACGGCATATGCGGATTACTTGCCCAGGGCCGCACGGACACCGGCCAGATAATCCACACCGTTGATGTAGCAGATGAAGTTGAGGGGGTCCAGCTCACGCACCTTCTTGCCGTTGATGTACGTTGCCCAGTAACGGACGGCGTACTCACCAGAGCCAGAAGTGGGCGTTGCGGGGGCAATGGTGCCGCCCTTGGTCGATTTGGGCACGACCACGAAAATGTGCTTTTCCTTCCGTGCCTCAACCACGCCCGAAACAGGATCCTCATACTGGTTTGCCACACGCAGGTCAATGCTGTGGCGGCGCAGCTCCGACAGCCGGACGGACTGCGGCGTGGTGGTGCGGAATTCCAGACCGAGGGTCATAGCCTCCAAATGGCCCAGAATGACCGCTTCGACGTTACCGCCGACACCAGCACCCGAAATGCTCTGCGTCAGAAAGGTAACATCCGGCAGGGTAGCTTTCGACATACCCAGATATTCCACGCTGTCCTCATAGACCGCGAAGTTGATAACGCTCTGATCGATTGCCATTGTAGTACCTCCTCTTTAGGACTGGAGTGCGCTGGTCACATAATCAGCGTCGTATTCCAGCACAAAGTCAATCTCCTGCGCCGGAGAGGGCGGGGTCATGTAGACGTGCAGCTTGATTTTGCCCGCCATCAGGCTGGTCAGCGGGTTCTCGCTTTCCAGCATTTCCACACTGGCACCCAGCAGATAACCTGCGCCAACCAGACCGTTCAGCCAGATGTTGGCGCTATCCAGAATGGTGTCGATGAGGCGACGGTTCATCGGCTTGTCGAGCTTGCTCCAGAACGTCTTGATGAGTGTGTTGGTGACGTAGTCGAACATACGGCTGAGCGGGATGAAGTAGTCCTTCACATCCGTGGACTTGGGGTAGCACGCAGTATGGTTGCCCCAAGCGGTCCAGCCGCCCATAAAGTTCAGGAAGGTGCAGATGCCCGCGGCATCAACGACAAGGGCCTGATTATAGGTCAGGTTGATGGTGTTGCCGTCGTCATCGCACAGGCCGTCGATGTGAACGGTCTTGTTTGAGGGGCTTTCATAGGGAATGCCCTCGTTGCCGGTATCGGTTTCTGCAAGGCAGCCTGCCTCGACGGTGGAGCCGTGGAAACGCAGATCACCGAGGGTGCCGTTGGGCCAGCACAGGATGGTTTTTTCGGTGTAGGTGCCGCTGTTCTTCGCCTGCACCGCAGCGGTATAGGTCTTTGCGGAAATGTCCACCAGAGCCTTGCCGGTAAACATACCGTTGATAGAGCCAGCCTTTGCGTCCATAACCGCTGCAACGGTTGCATCCTGAGAGAAGCCGGGAGCCATAATCAGGTCGGGCACGATGCCGAACATGGTCAGGCACAGCTCGATCTGCTCAACGGCGGCGGCCACATCGGCAGCCTCGGCAGTCTCGCCAACGGGCAGGAAAATGACCGGCTGGCAGGCGCACAGCTTGAAGTGATAGTGCATCACCTCGCAGACGGTGTACTTGGCCCAGTCGTCGTCATAGCCCAGCTGCTCCTTTGCTTCATCATAGCTGGTGCAGAGCACCGGGAGGCCAGCGGTCGCAGGGGTACCGGTCGCCTTGGACAGCGGTGCGGTGCCAATGACAAAGGGAATGCCGCAGGTTGCGGTGTTCGGTGTCGCCACGGCGGTGTCGGCGCGGCTGACATTGATACCATGATCTGCCATAGTATGTATTCCTCCTTACTTGGATTTGGCGAGCATCCGTGCAAATGCAAGGACGGCCTCGCCGCGTGCTTTTACCTTTTCAGGCGTGGTGTGCAGCTCGTCCACATTGATGATGAAGTCGGCCACACCGGGATATTTCTCGGTGGCAATCTTCACATCATCACGCTCTACAGCCTCCGCAGCGGCGCAGGGGTAAATCGTGTTTTTCTGGATGTATCCCAGAATGGACGGGCCGACGTAAATAGAAACGCTGGGCTTGCTCTGTGCAGGCTCGGCGCTCACGGTGTTTTCGGCGGGCTGTTCCGCCGTGGTCTTTTTCACCGCCATAATTCAATGTCCTCCGTTTGCTGCACGGTCGGCAGCTTCCAGTAGGTGATCATTTCTCCGGCATAGTAGGGCTTCGATTCCTCGTCATAAGGAATGCTTTCCAACTTGTGGTCGGGAGAAATATCGAGAGTGAACTGATACCGGGGCTTTCCATCCGCTCCGACAGCGCCCACCTTGCGGACTTTCAGCAGCTCTACCCGGAAACGCTCCATCATGTTCAGGAGTGCAAGGTCGCCCTCCTGCTCGTCCGGGTTGTAGCAGCAGAAAATAGAGCGCACGGAAACGACCGTGCGCTCCTCGCTGCCGGGCTGCTGTTCCGTTTCCAGCGGAATGACCCGGTGGATGATGTAGGGGGCCTTTTTCTTGGCCGCCCTGCTGTCAGGCAGCCGCATCAGGTAGACTTCCGGGGCACGGTAGGCTTGCTCGGTGTCGCCCTGCTGCATAGCCACCGGGAGAATCATGTCGGCCATGATTTTCTCGGTGAATGCTTTCAGCTGTTCAAGCAAAACCACACTGGTCATATCACACACCCCATCCGTTCAAAACTCGCGTGATTTCATGCTCAATGCGTTCCTCATATGTGGAGGCCATTTTCGCCTCGATGGAGTCCATGACAACCTCATTGGAATACATCATCTGCGGGGTAGCCGGGCCGAAAAGCTCCTTAACCGGGAATCTTTTTTCGCCCTGCCTCTCGTAGATACCATAATGAGAACCCATTTTCGCCTCGAAAGCGTGGTCCAGCGCCTGTCGGGCACTGGATTTCTTCACACGGGTAACAACGCGGCCGCTGCGGTCTACCTTGGTGTCGAAAACTCTAAGGGGGATGACGCTGCCACGGTAGCCGAAGTTGATAGAAACCTCGCCGCTGCTGGCCCGCTGAATGTTGTTGACGTTCTTGGTGCGGTTGGTGAATTCGCTGCTGCTGATGGCGTACTCCTGCGTGACCGCCCGCTTTGCTACCGTCTTTCCGGCAGCAGCGGCACGGGCAAGCGCAGAGCCAACGGCACGATTGGCGCCACCGGGAATCCCGGAAAGGATGGCTGACACGCGGTCAAATCCCTCCTCTGCAATGTCAACAGCAATGCCAGCGGCCACGCTGTGCATCATGGTGTCTGTTGTCACATCACTCATTCGTCAACCGCCTCCAATTCCACCCGCAGCATCCCCATTTCGCAGACAGAGGATGCCACATAGTAGCTGCGGACAAATCCGTTTTCGTCAATGCCCAGTTTGCAGCCCTGCTCCGGCTGCTTCCCGCCGATGGCTGCAATATCGCAATGCAACACCCGGCTTACCCGGTATATGCCCTCCGCATGGTCACTGATGCTCTGACGCACCCGCTCCTTTTCGGAGAGGCCGGTCATGACAATGGGAATATCCGAATACTCCTCACCGTCATAGTAGACCGTGTGCGTTTCTGCAAACTCGTCCAGATTCAGAAAGACGCTGTTCAGGTCTTCCTGCACAGCGTCCTTGAAGCTGCTCATGCGGTGGGCATCGCAGCAGACAGCTCCGGGGTCTCGGTGCTCTCGTCACCGGGAACAACGTCCTCGGCGCAGATAGCCTCGACGAGTTCATCCTTGGTCTTGAGCTGCTTGGTTTCGATGCCCATATCCGCCGCCAGCTTCTTCAGCTCAGCAACAGTCATGTCCTGCAACTGGTTGGGGTCAAGGTGGGCCGTCCCAGAGCCGCCCTGCTGGGTTTCGGCTGTGGGGGTGTCGTTACCTTCCGCAGTCGCCGGAGCCGCCGCAAGGGTGCTCGCCGTGCCTCTGTCGGTGATGTACGGGGATTTTGCCACGCCCAGCCCGATAAGGCGGCGTGCTTCGCTTTCGCTGACCTCGCACTGTTCACCACGCATGACGGTGTGAATGCCCGTCTTGGTGCGGCAGCCATAGCCGCCGCAAAGAATCTCAACAAGCATCGGTATACTTCCTTTCTGGCCAGACTTAGCCGACCACGTTCTTGACGCGGATCCACGGGCAGTAGTTGTGGGGTGCAGCCAGCGGGCGGGCCTTGAGAATGGTCTTGCGCAGGTCGTTCTCCTGATTGAGGCTGAACTTCGGAACACGGCGACTTGCGATGGTGGTATGCTTGGTATCACCGTAGTTGATCTGGGTGATGGCACCATACATCAGGTGGCCGCAGCCGGGAGCGGTGACCAAGGCATCGGTCTTGGGGAACTGAGGCCGCACCTTGCCCTCATCGTCAACATAGGTCTCGTCAACGGAGATCAGGTTCAGCTTGTGCCCCTTGAAGTTCAGGGTGCCACCATAGACCACACCATGATACGGGCTGAGCTGCTCCTCAATCTGGCCCACAATGATGCCAGAGTTCTTGTCCAGCAGGCGCTGCACCTTTTCGAGGTCCAGAACGGCATTGTAGGTATCGGCACCCAGCAGCAGGTCTGCGGAAGCCAGACCACGGCTGGACAGCATATCACACATGGCAGCAACATCCTCAAAGAATTTGCCGCCTTCCTCGTTCCACTTTGCAGCAGGGACATAGATATGGTCGTTCTCGTGGCCGGGGTTGTAGAACTTCACAACCTTCGTATCGCCCTTGGTCTGGTTGTCGATCATTTCCTGCATGGTGCAGCCGTTATCCAGCATAGTCTGGGCACACATCCACTCCTCACGGCGAACGATGCGGGCATCCATATCTGCCAGGTCTTTCCGGGTCAGCTTGGCCGCACGCTGCGCCGGGGTGCTGTTGGCATAGATAGCCTCACCGAAGCCACGCTTCGTCAGGTCGTCGGTGGACAGCTCACGGCTCATGCCGATGAATGCAGGTTCAAGCTCATGGATCTCGTAGCCCATGCGCTCCATCGGAATTGCGCCGACACGAGGCGCAACAAAGGCTGCCATCTTCTGGTCGCCGTCCATGTACTCGGTCAGAACCTTGTTGGACGCAAAGATGTCCTCGTCGCTGGTCGGGAAATAGCGGTCACGGAAGAAAGTCTTCTTGTGGACGACCCTCTTATAGACGGCCATCAGGGTGTAGGTATCGAAAAAATTCAGTTCAGCAGGCATGATATATCCTCCTTACAGTGCCGGTGCAGCGGCCTTGAAAAAGATGCCGCCCTCGCGCAGGGCATCCTTGTCAGCCTCGGTCATGGTGTAGCTGTCGGCCACAATGCACTTGTTGGTGTTGAAGCAGCCCGTCAGGTACACAGGGACGGTCACATCATCGGACGTGCCGACCTCAACGTCATCACACAGGATGCAGTTGGCAGTCAGCACCTCGTCGCCAGTGGCCGCGGTGCCCAGCACCACCAGTTTGCCATCGCCGGAAGTGCCGCTGGACTTTGCCAGAATGGTGCCACGCTTGATGGTGGCAGCCTCGGCCAGCTTACGGATGGTGCCGCCGCTGACCACCAGCTTAGGATAGATGTCGGCAATCAGGCCGTCATAATCCATGCTGCCCAGTCTTTTGTTCAGCTCAGTCATTGTAGTGTTCCTCCTTACTTTTTCTCGTCCCCGTCAAGCAGCGCAGCGACGGCAGCATCAGCCGCAGCCATGCGTTCAGCCGGGGTCTTGGGTGCATTGCCCGTTGCATCGGGCAGGGACTCCGGGTCGCCGGTTGCGGATGCGCCCGGCACGGCCTCCACGCCCTGGGCACCGGATGCCTGATTGTCGGCCGCCAGATTCTTCAGGAACTCGTGGCCCTGCGCAGCTGCGGCCTTGGCAGCGCGGAAAGCCAGCTCGCGGGCATCGCAAGCGGTCTTGCCGTACTTGGCCTCCTGAACCATAGTCGGGTCGAACAGGTTGGCCACCTCGTCAATTTCAGACAGGCGGGTGCGCTCGTTCTGGGATGCCTGTTCAGAAGCGCTCTGCTCAAGCTGGCGGCACAGCTCCGGGTTTTCCTTGCGAAGCTCCTCGATGGTAGTTGCCATAGTGGTATGTCCTCCTTCGTTGGACTGGGCGGCGGGTGCCGCCGGTGTATTTGCAGTAGCGGTCGCAGGTGCAGCCGCTTTAGCCATAGGAATATTGCCGGGCAGTTTTGTGCCCGGTCTCAGGTGCAGGGCGTGGCCCTTGGCGTAGATGGTCTGCCGGTCGGCACTTGCGGAGATCTCCACCGGCTCGGCATCATCCAGCAGCTCATTTGCAAAGCCCTTTTCCACGGCCTCTTTGCCGGTCATGTAGGTGGTATCGGACATCATGTGCAAAAGCACGGTCTCGGAGAGGCCGGTCTTCCGCTTATAGATGGAAACCTGACTCTTATCCCATGCGTCGTTGGCATCTGCGGCTTTGCGCAGTTCATCGGCGTTGTAGTTGCCCCAGATGAGCGACCAGCACTTGTGAATCATCACGAGGCTGGATGGGTTGGCCTTGACGGTGTCGCAGGCACACATAATAAGGCTGCCGCCGGACATGGCCACGCCGTCCACAATACAGGTCAGTTTCGTGCCCTTGGCGGCCAGCTCACGCAGCCTGTTGTGAATCAGGATGGAAACGCCAGCATCGCCGCCCACGCTGTCCATGCGGATGGTGATCTCCGAACAATGCTCGACCTGCTGCAAGTCGGACAGGAACTCGCTCTCAATGATGTACTGACCCGGAATCGGCTCACCCGTCCACCAATCCGTGGGCTGCGTGTCCACGATCTGGCCGTACATGGTGATGTCAGCGCTCTGGCCGTCAGTGCTGGCCATTACATAGCAGGGCCGCTGGATGCTCACCATCGGGGTGCTACTCGGTGCTTTCGGCATTTTCTTTACCTCCCTGTGTAGTGACACTTTCTGTGGTTTCGATTACGCCCTCGCTGCCCGCAGCTTTGAGCTGCTCATTTTCGTGGGCCAGCTCTGCGACATTGTCCTCCCAGTCGCCGCCGCCCAGCTCGCGCGTGACCTGCTCATGGGTGCGGAAGCCGTGATGGGTCTGGAGCACGGCGGCCTCGACCTCTTTCTTCGGGTCAAGGGTGCCCTGCACAGGCCCAATCCACCGTGCGCCGCACCATGCAGCACGCACCAGAGGGTCATCAAAAAAGCCCGGGGCGATTACTCGTCCACGGGCCACAGCCTCAGAAAGCCAAATTTCATATACAGGCTGGCAGAAGCTGCCTACCAGCCATGCACGCCGCATCTTGATACCTTCCCATGCCTCCAAAAGAGAGGCACGGCTGGCCGAGTAGCTGGCGTTGAACTCTTTCAGCAACAGCTCATACGGCATTTCTATGGCACCACCCATGAGTTTGCACAGCGTTTTGACGAACGTATCAAACCCTGCGGTGGGAATATTGGGGTTTCCGAACTTGATGTCCTCGCCCTTGCCGAGGTGCGCAACCGTACCCGGCCCCATCTCATACTCGTTCGGGCTGTGGCTGGCGTTGTCAGCCTTTGGGTTGTCCACAGGAACACCGCCGAGATCTCCGCTGCCGGTTTCGTCAAACGGGATAGCGTTCTTCGGGGTATCGGTGACAATCCATGCCGTGAAGAAGCTCTGCACCAGAGCTGCCAGCAGTTCCGACTCCGTATATCTGCGAAGCTGGAGCAGCGGTTCGATAATGGGTGCAATGAGCGGGACACCACGGTACTGGTCCGGACGTTCGGACTCCATAATGTGCAGGATCTGGGGCAGCCCAGTTGTCGCACCGACCGACTCCACTCGCTGCCATTTGGTGATGTCATTCCGCCACTCATGCGGATATGTGTTGCGGACGTGGTAGGCCACGATCATGCCGCTGCTGTCCACTTCCACACCATCATAGATTTTGTTCCCGGTGTTGGGGTTTGTGCCCTCGGTATAGCCCAGGCCATCCAGCATACCGCCGAGCTTATCCGGGGTGGACACACGGTCAGCCTCCACCAGATGCAGCCGCAGCCCGTAGGGGTGCAGCTTGTCCGGGTCACGAATTTTCACCACGGCGAACACATCACCGCTCATAAGCCAGCTTTTCAGGGCCAACTGCTGCAAGCCGTAGAAATCGTTCAGCCCCATGGCATCACAACTGCGGCGGTTTTCGGCCCAAAGCCGGAACTCTGCCTCGGTTTTACTCTGCCACTCTTTGGCTTTTTCCGGGGATAGCCCCAGTACGTTTCGGTCAACGGTCGCTTTCAAGGTCAGCCCGGTGCCAACGATCTTCGTTCGATTCGTGTTGATGGCACTGGTCGCAACAGGTGCGCTCATGTAGAGCATTCTGCTCCGCTGCCGCAGAATATCTGCGTTGTCGTGAATATCGCTGCTCGGAGAGTTGCTGTCGGGGAAGAAAGCCCGCAGCGCACGCCGTTTGTAGGATGCGCCCGCCTCGCTGTAGCCGCTGGCCTGCGGTGCAGCGGTGACGCGGTATCTGACACTCAAGAGTAATCGCCTCCGTAATTTTCAAACTAAGCGGGCTGGCTGGGGAAAGGAGTAAAAAGCAGCCAGCCCGCGGCAAAGGCCCTTTCGGGCCGTCACCCTAAAGGATCACCAATCGCGCGGGATAACGGAGAATGCCTTGCGGGCACTCTGGCCGTTCAGCAGCGCGGTCAGTTCATCGACCTTTTCCTCGGCATCTTTGATCTCATCGCTGAGCTTGCCGAGGTCAAGACGTGTGAGTTCCCGGTCGTTCAGACGGTAGCTTTTCACGCCACCGGAAAGCAGCTTGTTGTAGGCCACATACAGGTTATCAAGCCGCTTCGTGTGGAACTCCAGCCGCTTTTTGATGGTCACGGTATCCATAACTCACACCTCACCAGTCGTCTAAAAAGTTCTCCCGCCTCCGGCCGGGGGACGGCTGGGGACGGGAGACGGGTTGTTGAATATTTATCACCGGGGCTGCCGGTGCCTCTGGTGCCTTGCCGCGCAGCCTTTTCAGCGCCCGGTCGATGGCATCAAGGTCTTTCGGCAGCACCTTGTAGGCCGCTATGGCATAGTTTCGGCAGTCAAGAGGTTCGTTTCGCTCATGGCCGGAGATTTTATCCCATTGCCACGGGTTGCGGTGGTCCTCTTTGTATATCAAATGCTCTGACAAGAGGCCGTTGAAGTAGCCGAGGCCGTAATCGTCCCGGCGTGGGAAGTGGCAGTACCGAGGGCCCGGCTCCTGCACTTTCAAATCGTCCATGATGATTTGCTTGCCAGCGTCAACGCCCAACTGGTACTGCCAGCACATCCCGATGTAGCGGTTCTGCACCGTGATTTTCACCTGCTTTGGCGGGCCTGTGAACGGCCGGTCGGAGCCGGGAAAGCCCTTGATGCAGAAAACCTTTTTGCCGATGCGGTCATGGCAGCGCTGGCGCACCTCTTGGGTGAAATGGCCGCCCTCGTCTACAAATTTGATGGAAACGGGCAGCTCTAGGCCGTCAGCAAATTTCAGCTTGCGGTCGAAAACCAGCTCGTCCAGTTGCTGCCAGACCTCGTCACTGTCCGGGCGGCCAGAGATGATGCCTTTTTCGATGCCCCATGTTTCCCCGAAGTGACCGAAGCCCACGATCTCGTACTCCATGCGGTCGTCCTGCGTATCAACGCCAGCGGTCAGCACCAGCACACCATCCGGCAGTTCCGCAGGGTATTCCTCCCTGCGGCCAAGCATGGTGTCCTCGTCCTGCACATCGCCGCGATCTTCCCACAGCAGCCCCAGACGGGTGTTGTAGACAACCTGCATCTTCTTGGTATCGCCCAGGGCATTCAGGTATTTCAGCACGGTATCTTTCCATGCTGCCCACTGCGAAACAAAGCTGTTCAGCCAAAAGCTGCGGATACCGTTCTCATAGGCGGCGGGATTTTCCGCTTGCCAGTGAGCTGGTGCCCGCTTCATGGTCACTTCGTCCGAAATGCAGGCGCACTCCGGGCAGAGATACCACACGTCCTTGACCTTGTAGGTTTTCTCTCCGTGGGTTTCGATGGTGTCATACTCGTACCGAATATCTTCCCAACGCAGTTCATGGAATCCCTTGCAGTGCGGGCACTGGGATACCCAGCGCTCCATCGTGCCCTTGACGTAGGACTTGGCAATGGCACTGTGTCCCTTGATGGTGGGTGTGCTGACTTCCGCAGCCTTTGCGTTGTAGAAAGTGGTCTGCCGGGCCATTGCCAGTTCCCAAGGGTCGCCCTCTGTGCCGGCACTCACTGCCCAGCGGTCACGCTCGTCACCAAGCACATAGCGGATGGGCTTTGATGCCAGAGCGTGCGCCTCGGTAGATCCGCACATGGTCAGGATGCCGCCGGGATAACTTTTCTGCAAAATCGTGTTGCCGCTGTCCCGGCTCTTTTTCTCCGCGACCTTGGCCCGCAGTGTAGGGCAGTCTCGTATCATGGGGGCGATACGGAGCTTGCTGTACTCCTTGGCATCCGTCATTTGGGGATGGATGAAAAGAATACTGCCGGGGTCAACGTCAATGGTGCGGCCTATGACATTGTTTTCAAACTCCGACTTGCCGACCTGTGAGGACGCAACGACAACGATATGATGGATGCGCGGGTCGGAGAATGCGTCCATGATCTCCACCAGATAGGGCGTGCGGCTGTTACGCCAGCGGCCCTGCTCGGCAGACGCTTCCGGGGACAGGACGCGGTTTTGTGTGGCCCACTCGCTCACGGACACATTGGGCGGGGGCCGGATAGCTGCCACCAGCTTTGACACCAGAGCATTCAGACGGTCAACCGCTGCATTCTCACTCATCGTCGTCACCAGCCAGCTTTTCAGCCCACGCCTTGCGTTCACGGACACGGGCCTCATACTTTGCCGGGTCGTAACGGAACATGGCGATTTCCTCGGCTATCTGATTCACCTCGCCACGCATATACTCTGCCACCTCTGCCGGGTCAGACAGAGCAGCCGCATTGATGGCAACACGGCTGGGCAGCGCCATCAGCGCACCCCGGACGGTGTAGATAAGCTCAGAGGTCATAGCGGCCACATCCTCACTGCGGTGCATCTGCCCGGACAGCTCTTTTGCCTCAGCTTGAGCGATTTTCGCTTTGCTGGCTTTGAGCGTAGCTTCTGCTTTCTGCTTGATGTGGTCCAGCTTTTTGGCCTCTGCCGCTTCCTCTTTGGTCAGCCCGCCACGGGCAGTGCTGGCATTGTAGGCCTGCACTGCGTCACCAAGGACAAATTTTCCTCGACTGACGGTGGTGAGCACCCCATCCTGTGTGAGCTGCTGCACCCTGCGGTTCGTGATGCCCAGCACGGCGGCCAGTTGGGTGGTGGTCACAGTCATGTCAGCAACTCTTTCTTTTGTCGGCATTCAGAAACCACCTCCTTTTTTGTAAAACTCTTTGGAAAATCACAGCGAAGTCATTATACAAACCGTAACGAAATGACTGATTTTTCCCTCACTAACTAGCTTGGTTTCGGGGTCGTCGAGCCCGCTCATGGTAGGGTACCCCCGTCACAGTACCTTTTCGGCACTGAACGGCTGCTCCTGCCCGCTGTCGGGCGGGTGGAGCGCAGCTTCAACCATTGCAGGGTCATACACGAAGGTGAACTCCATGTCCTGCACAGGCGCAGGCTTATTAACGTAGATGTCTACGACAGGCATTGTGATACGCTCCTCTCTCAGATGCTGCGGATGACCTTGGCCTTGGAGTATGTCGGATGGTCTTTGGTCATCATGTTCAGGAACTCATCTTTGGTAAAGCCGGACAGACGGAAGATTTCTTCGGGCTTCATGCCCAGCTGCTTGCCGATCTCGTCCACGGTCTTGCCCTCGTCCATGAGCTTCTTTACGATGGCTTTCATAGGGTCGAGCAGGTGTGTGCCGCGGGCGCGGTTGTGGGTGATGGTGCCGTATACGTCGGCACTCTCGTCACCGTGATGGTCTACGACTACGACAGGCACCTTGCCGCCCAGCAGGGACAGCAGCGGTTCACGGCCTGATACTGTCCAGCGGTGGAAGCCGTCAATGATGGTTCCGTCCGGGCGTACCACGATGGGCAGCGTCCAGCCGTTGGTCAGGATGGACTGCACCAGCAGCTTCAGGTTCTCCTCACTGACCTTGTTGGGGTTGTAGTCGTTGGCGTGGATGGTGTTGCGGTCTACCCACTGGAGGGATGCCAGCGGAGCGAATACGTCAATGTTTTCCATGGTTCTGCTCCTCCTTGATGCGGGCGTTGTGGTCGTTGTAGATGGTGGTCCAGAGGATGCGCAGGATACGCATCTTGGGATCTCCGTACAGCAGCCCCTCATACATGGTTTTGTAGTGTTTCTGTTCAGCGATGCCGTAGGTTTTTATGAACAGGCCTCGCCAGTGGTCGATGTGGGATAAGGTGTCCTTGGCGATGGTGTACCGCTCCGGGTGGAGGAACAGCAGGTCTTTGCAGAGGGCTTTATAATCCTTCTGTTCGGTGTCTGCTTCCAGCTCACGCCGCTTGCGGGTGCTGCGCCGGAACATCTCGGAATCCCAATAAAGCAGAACGAGGTAGGCGTTTGGCTCTCGCCGCTGGATACGCTCCCACAGGTCGTTGTCGGTTTCTGCAACCCACCGTAGGCCTTGTGTGCTGGTATCTCCAAAGAAAGCGCAAAGCCGGAGTGCATTTTTATGCACACCAGCTTCGTACAAACGCATATAGATTTCAGGGAATTCAAGGTTTCGCTCTTTGATGTACAGCCAAACATCGGAATCAGCCCAATCGTAGATGGGATAGAACTTGCCGCCTTTTGTGATACGCTCCATCTTGGTGTTGGCGATGCACTTAAAGCGGGTCAGACTTTCTGCCGTGCGCAGGCCGACCAGCTGAATGCCGTCGCGGAACGCCTTTTCGCAGAACGTCTGGTAGTTCATCTCTCCGGGATGGTGCAGGTATGGGCTGTACCTGATGGCAAAATCAGGCGGGGTGCGCATCCACACATCTTCTTTGCCCGGCTCCCATGTTATCCACGATTCCGACGCAGAAAGGTGGTCTATCACGCATACCTGCTTGAACGGCAAGCAAAACCATAAGAATTTTGCGCCGACCGACAGGAAGTTACGCCGCCAGCGATGTGCTGCATCGACCATAGAGGGATAAAGCCCTTCTTCGTCAATGAACGTCACCGTCAGCTGCTTAGGGTCAAGCTCGCCGGAGAGAATCATCTCATACACGAGGTTGGCCATGCACAAGCTGTCCTTGCCAGAGGAAAACGACAGATAGATTTTGCAGCCGTTGGCGAACACGTTGCGGATGCGGATCTTCGCCGCCTGCAGCACGTTCATGCTGCTTTCCACTACTTTCACAGGCATATCAGTTCACCACACTTCGGGCAGCGGATGCACCTGTGCTGTTCTGCGCCGCTGGGAGCCACCGGAGCAGCGGTTTGCGGTTCGGAAGGTGTAGACATCTCCAGCACTGGGGAAGGCTGCTGCGGGGCAGCGGAGACGGCAGGAGCAGGCTGTGGGGTGGGAGCCACCGGGTAGGTCTGGGTTTCGGCATACGGAACGTGTTCCTCTGCCTGATGGCGGTTGATGGGCGCAATCTCGTTTTCAGGGAAATCGCCGTAGGAGCCAATCATTTCATCGGCTTCGTCCGTGGTACTGTTCAGCATTTCCAGCAGGTCTGCATCCCAGCCCGGAACGTCCACATCGCCGTCCAACTCCTTGACCAGTTCTTCGATGGCATCTACATCGGTAAAGCCGAGTTCGTAGACCTTGTTGTCGGCCATCATCAGCTTTTTCTTCTGAACATCGGTCAGTCCGACCATCACATAACAGTCGCAGGTCTCCCGACCCATGCGGAGCAGGGCTTCGTACAGTCCGTTGCCGGCAATGATCTCGCCGTCCTCGGCAACGACCAGCGGCTTCACCTGACCGAACATCTCAATGCTGCGGATGTACTCGGTGATCTGCTTGTCGGAGTGCCTGCGGATATTATGGGTGGGCTTATGCAACTCTGCCAGCTTCTTTATCGTGATGTTCATCGTGCGGCCTCCTTCCTGTCAGAAACGAGGTCCAGAATGATGGAGAACAGAACAGCGGCGACGACAACGTAGATGCGAATCGTGCTCATCAGCTGCCAGATGCCCATAACGCCAAGCGGAATCAGGATCTGCCACGAGGCCACGGTGAGAACATCCAGCGCAAAGCCAAACTTCTTGCCGAAAACCAGGTATTCGCAGTAGAGGTAGGTGGACAACGAGGAAATGGCAATAACCGTAATCAGGATGGCTTTCATCACATTCAGCATCGGGCTGAACCGCACCCAAGTGAGCAGCGCAGCCAGCACCATGTAGATGCCGAACATCACGCCAGCCAGCACAAAGGCCTTCTTCATGTCGCCGTGCCGTGTACCGTCCGTGTTTCCATCGTTGTACTCAAATAGCGAATAGTAATACGGGCAAGCGAACGGACCGGGCAGTAAAAGCAGACCATTGTACACGCCAGCTTTGATGCCGGCAACATTCACGCCGGGGTCAATGGCAGCGAATGCGCCGCCAGTATAAACCAGAGCGGCTACAACTACTACGGCCAGCAGGCCATAAACGACCACCCATGAAAAGCCATCGGACAGCACGTTGCGAATCATGCCATCTTTGAGCAGCATAATCAGGAACGCCACGCAGGTGACGTACACGATAATCATGCCGCCCTTGGTTCCAATGGGTGTATCGCCGAAGATCTCGTAGATGCCGCTCATCTGCGTCCACGTCTGAAACAGCGTCAGCAGGCCGATGAAATAGAACATCACCTTGCTCTGCATGATGCGCCGAATGGACGGAACACGGTCAGCGAACAAACCGAACGTGATACATGCCAGAGAATTGAACACCGCCCAGATGATTGCCGGAACTGCGCCGTATCGCAATGCAATGGTACGGAAGTTCATCAGACTGCCCACTCCCGCCCACGATGCGACAATGGAGCAGGCGTAGAAAATAGTGGGGTTTGCCTTGAATTTTGCCTTGATTTTCTGATACATAGAAAAATCTCCTTCTTTGCGGCTGGGCACGGCGAAATGTCCAGCTTGCAGCACCTCGGCTTTTCGGGGTGCTGCGGTGATGCCACACGCAAAGGAGCAACGTGCGGCCCGGAATCCTCCTTTCAGGCAATAAAATAGCGGCACCCACCGGGAATGGTGAGCACCGCTTGGCTTGATTTGAATTTTGCATCCTAATCATATCACTCGGAGCGTCCGTTGTCATCTGAATCCATCGGTAAGCTTCGGCATCCATCCGAAACCATCCGACAACGTCCGACAGCGAGTGAAACCATCCCCTTGATTCTCAACGATTTCCACTTTGAATTCAACTTTTCAGGGGGTAAAAGTTAAATTCATTTCAATTTTGAGCTGATTTTGTGTGGATTTCTGATTTGAATTTCAGTTTTGGGGCAAAAATAAAAAGCCCCGCAAATGCAGGGCTTATCGGTCAGTTTTTGTTGAGGTAGTTGTATGCCATCCGGCTGACCCCATCTTCGGTATATCCTTTTCCCAGAACTCCGGCAACTTCGGCCCATGAGTAGCAGCGGATAAACCGCAGTCTGAAAACCAGATACATCCGAGCATCCACAATGCTCTTGCAGTAGGCCTCGACTTTGGGCTTTTCCTGCGCTGCCAGCTCTTCCAGCCAGCGGATGCGCTCGTCCATGTCGGCCAACTCTACAGCCAGATCTCCGACTTTATCCCGGACACCCGGCGTGTGGGGCATCCCGGTCAGTTGTGGGGAGGCGGGAGTGATTCTTTGTCGCAGTCGCTCCAAGGCTTCACGGTCTTTTTCGAGGGTCATCTGAATGTCATAGTACTTGGACAATTCCTGTAATGTCACAACCTACCTCCGTCATAATTCAGCTACCGTCTTGCGGCGGCGCCTCTATTATTTTATCACATTTTGCTGTCGGAAGGTAGACCGGAAGTCCACAAATTATGTGGTCTGCACCAATTTTGCACAGGCCGGGCACAGTATAGGTCTGGCCCTGGGCATCGGTGCGCTGGATGGCCGGGTTAAGGGGTATGTAGTTCTCGCAAGACAGACAGCTCATTCGTCCACCCTCTCGATTTTCGGGAACGGTTCGTGCCCCAGTGGAACGGGATCAAATGACCTGTTTGTTGTGCCCGGTGCCTCACGTTTATTTTCTGGGGCATCTAACCACTGCTGATGCTCGATAGCGTGTACAAGGTCGATGCACGTTCCCCATGAATCGTGTTGCCGCTCCCGGTGTCCAAACGGTGGGTAGGCCAGTTTATAGGCAGCCTCAAACATCGTTTCGATGCAATGCTTCCGTTCGTTATAGACGCGGATGTCGTATGGTTTCTCATAGAGTTGCTTTTTGTCCTCTCCATCAAAGACCAAATCCTCTGTCAAGGGTTCAAACTGCCCCATGCGCAGCCTCATATACTCGTCCACAGCCACGCTGATGATACGCAACTGTTCTTCCGAGATTTCAACGCAGTACTTCATTTTTTCTCTCCCTCATCGCCATCATGATAGCTAACGCCGAATAATGCCGGAATCAAAAAGAACCAAAGCGCCCTCAGATTTCCGGTGACGTGGATTGCGGTTGACACCGCCAACCCCACTGAAATCCACTCCGCTGCATAGATAAGCGCAACCCATTTCATTCCGGCACCTCCTGTTTGCCATTGCCAAAACTCCGGGCAAATACCGCCCGTTGGATAAAGTCCACATCCTCTGCAATAGACCGTACCGATGAATTATCAGAGCGGATTTCAAAGGAACGGAGAATGAAGTGCTTCAAAGTGTCCAGACTGTAACCTGCGATTGACTTCCCGAAGAATGCGGTAAGGATTTCAATAATGGTTTCCTCATGCCGAGCGAACTCGCATCCATAGACTTTGTGTTCAGGAATAAAGGACACCCAGTAGGTAAACCGAGACTTATCGTGACCGGCTTTCAGGTCAAGGCAGCGGGTTTCGGTTTGCAAGTAGCGGACTGCCCGGTCGGTTATCCGATTCAGCTCCTTTTCCCCAATGGTGCAGCCATCCGGGAAAAGTTCTTCCATGAACTGAAGAAAAAGCTGTTCGCCATTGGCACAATCGAACACGTCATGCCATGTGGCAGCCCATTCGGCCATTGCTTCTCTTTTTTCAAAGAGAATTGTGCAGGCCAGTCTGACAAAGTTGGCCGGAGATTCAACCATGAAATGCAGTTGTTCCATTGTCATATTCAGCCTCCATACACGCTTTCTTGCAAGCCTCACACTTTTTGTACGGCTGTTCAAGCCAGCAGTCGAACAGTAAACACTTCGGTTTTCTGTACTCCGGTGGAGCCTTGCGTCCGTGGGTTTGAGTACGAAACGTATGGTACTTGCACACCTCTTTGCCCCAAAAATCTCCGCCGAATTCGCAACTTTCACGACCCGGCGAAACCTCATGCTTAACTGTGATGGTTTTCATTTTTTCACCTCCGGCGGCTCCAGCAGCGGTGCCCACAGCTTCACATGCCCGTAGTGGCCATCCTCTGCACGGTGGCCATCCTCAATGTGCCACGTCCCGTTTTCGACCCAGCCTTTCATGGTGTGGCCGCTCTCGCAGCACACCCATACGATGTCGCTTATCACGGCGCAGTGCTTTTCGCCGGCGCATTCCCAGCTTTCTTCATGGGCGATTGGCGGGTTCTTGGCATCATGCCATGACATCTGGCGCACAAAGTCAACGACCATCTGGCCGGCCTCGTGCAGGGCTTTGGCAGCAGCGTCTTTGCCTTTGAAGCCGTTGTAATATTCAATCTCGGCCAGAGCGTCCAAATCCGTTGCCGGGTCGATGAGGCGGCAGGCTTCTTCTAGGGTCATTCGATGTACCTCCGCTTGTCCTTGTCCCAGTGCAGCGTGATAGGATTGCCGCATTTGCAGGGAATGGTGATCTCCGGCTCCATGGTATTGGTCTTGCCTTTGGCCACCAGCCCGCAGCAGCCGCAGGCGAACTCATAGGGGACAAGCCCCCCTCTCAAGCGAGATCGTAGCCCCGCAGCGGCAGCCTATGGACATCTGCGGAACGTGGAGATATGTACCGAACTTCTTGCCGCAGCAAGGGCAGGTCAGGCGCAGAAGCCCACGTGCGCCGGGCTCCGGCGGGCGATTACTCTTTCTCATGGTCGGCTCCTTTCTCGGTCTGAAACCGAATCACTTCCCGGAACAGCAGCTCATTGTTGTGCTCCGATTCAGTCATAAAGTTGATGTACTCCCGGAACAGCTGGCGGTCATGCTGCTGCCGGCTGGTTTCGCCCAGCAGGGCACCGATAGCCACGCCCACGGCCAGTATCGCAATGTTGATGAAGATCTGATCAGGCATTGTCATCACCCAGCACTTTCTCGATGAGGTCAAAGACCATTTCCCGGTCTTCGGTGGTCAGGAAGTCAGCCGCCATGATTTCAAACTTGAGGCGGTCAGCGTATTCTTTCAAATCACCCATGGTTTACTCCTCTCCCAGCTGGGCAAGGATCTCGTTGCCCTTGTCCATCAGTTCATCCCGCCGTTTTTTCTGCTCAGCCTCCAGCTTTTTCATTTCCGCCTGATATTTTTTCAGGGTTTCCGGCCGGAAATTCTTGCTCTGGCCCATGCGGATTTTTGCGGCAATTTTCTTGTGCTGCTGAACGGTCTGGCGCAGTTCGGTGTCCGTGGTCAGAATCTGGTAGCGATGGTGGCAGCCGGGGCAGGTGAAATACTGCACCATGTAATCGCCGCTCCATGTACTGCGGATGCCGGCTGTCTGGATGCTGAACGGTGTGCCGCAGCGGTCACACTTTACAAGGTCGGTCGTTCGCCATACTCCTTTCTGCACAGCTGGAACGCATTGCAGTGGTCGTCGCAAGTTTTGCAGCACTTGTCGCATTCAGGGTGAGCAGCTTTGCACTTATCACAGGGTGTGTCCGCTTTGCTACCGGATCCATACACCGCAAAAAGCTGGTGGGTGCCGTCCTGCAAGGCCTTTTCGTCATCGGCCATTTCATAGCCGAGGGCGGTCAGCAGTTCATAGGTGCTGTCGAGGTCGTCATTTTTGCGGTGAACGAACTTGCTTGCACCTGTCGGTCCATTCCATTCCGTGCTCCAATAGCCCTCACGACTACCGTCCGTCGCATCGAAGGCAACCGCCAAGAGAATCTTCTCCGGCTCGGTATCGTAAGCGTTGAACATTTTCAGGGCATCTTCCAATTCCGTGTCTTCCCGAATCTGCTCATCCAGACCGATGCCGAGCAGCCGCAACACGTTTTCGTCATCCTCCATGTGCCGATATTCGGTCAGAATCGGGGTGGAATAAGCCAAGATTTCCGGCAGGTGCTTTTTGCACTCTGCGGGAGTCAAGTCCTTCACGAAGTCCCAGCGCAGCTCGTACATGAGCTTCGTAACAGCGGCAAACTGTTCTCTCGCAAGCTGCTCGGTGGCTCTTGCGGCCTCCCTCGCCGAGTTGCTGGCATCCTCGGCTTCCGTATCGCGAGGTTTGTACAGGTCAATCTGATTTTCACTGACCTTATAGACATAAGCGATCTTGTCGGCATCTTCCGGCATGACGACTTCCTTTTTTGTGCCCCACTTTCCGTACGCATTTACATGCTCATGCGTCTGGTAGGAGGCCTGCGAATCTTCCGTAGCGAATTTTTTCAGCTGCTCAATCCATTCGGCCTTTTGGTGCTGCCATTTTTGCTGTTCCAGCGCATCCTGCATAGCCCTGTTGAAGTTCTGGGTGCCGAGGGTCTCCAACACCCGGTTTCTGGCTTCCAAGTCCTCGATTTTGTCCAGCTGGGCGAAGTCAGACAGGGTTGCACCGCGCTTTTCGGCTTTCTTGAAGCTGTCGTGGTTCAGTTCCAGCAGCTTGATACGCCGCCGAACGGTGGACTGGGAGAAGCCAGACTTGGATGCCACCTGCTCTACCGTGTCGCCCAGATCCAGCATCAGCTGGAAGCCCTGCGCCTGCTCATAGGTAGTCAGGTCACTACGCTGCATGTTCTCAATCATCATGGTTTGCAGCTGTTCCCTTTCGTCCATTTCCACGACCACGCAGGGCACTTCAAACAATCCTGCCTGTTGTGCGGCCGCGGCCCGGCGATGCCCGATGATGATGGTGTAGTCATCGCTGGACCACACAGCCTTGGGTGTCCATGCTGCCGCTGCTGCTGCGGCATCCCCGCCCTCGTCAACGCACTTCGCAATGTACTCCCGGCTGTTGAGGTAGTGGCCGGGGATAACGGTCAGGTTCTGGAAGATGCCGTTCTCTTTGATGCTGGCGGCAAGTTCCGTCAAATCCCCCAGTTCCTTGCGGGGGTTGTCAGGGTGCGGATGCAGTCTCCTGCACGCAATGTTCGTGATCTCTGCCATGATTTATTTTCCTCCATGGTTTTAGAAAAATGTGAGCTGCCCGGTCTTGGTCTCGCACAGCGGCGGTGCAGCATCATCCTTTTGGGGTTCCGGCCCTGCCTGCTCGGTCTGGCGGCAGACAGGCTTCATCAGAAGCTCTATCTGCGCCCACTGGCGGCGCAGATACCAAATATCCGTAGAAAAGAACGGTGTGTACCAAATCCTGCTTTGCGGCCCTGCCGGGAGCAGCCCACGGCGATCATACGCGGTGCTTGGTTCTGTAATGGTGTTCCCGATGACTACATATCCAGCACAGCCTAAAAAACTGAGCTGGATGTAGCACATCAGTCCTGCAATCAGGTCAATATCCTGCGCCACAAAAAGCACCTTGTCGTGGTAGCAGATATTTTTTCTCCTGCACAGGTTGGCAAAAGCAATCAGCAGTGCGCCCGCACCGCAGGCCGGGTCCGAAACCGAAAAGAATCCGGCATTCTCTGCCGCCGGGTCGCTTCCCCCGGAGATTTCCACCATGCACCTACAAACGTCATACGGGGTGAAGAATTGCCCGGATGCATCGTTGCCCAGCTCACAGAGCATGTACAGCTCTCCCAAAAAATCTTGGTCGGGGTTCTGCTCCATTCCCATGATGACCTCGGCCAGCAATTCAGCAAATTTATTTTGCTCGGCATCGCTGTACTTGGAAATGATGGTCTGATAGGTTTTGGTGCGCTCTGGAGCATTCTGTTTGTCGGTGGAATTGGAAATCTCAATGGCGGTCACCATCACGAAGTCCTGCCAGACCTGCCACCGATTGAACCGGCCGCACAGACTGTTGAAGATTTTCAGGAATGCTTTTTGGTGGTCGTCCCGGATGTTTCGCACTGCCGTTGCCTTTGCCATCGGTTATTCCTCCGTATCGTCCTCAGCGGAGTCCTCGGCCGGTTCATCGTCGGTGTCGTCCTGCGGGGTCTCCTGCTTGGTGTCCTGCTTGGAATCCCTCTGAGAATTGGAATCCGGCACATCAGGCACCGGCACGCCGAAATTGCGGAGTTTGCCGCTCTCCATCAGGTCACGGAAGAAGTACTGCTGCCAGAAAGAGATCATCTTCAGCAGGATGTTCTCAATCTTGGTGCAGAGAACCTTGTCGATGCTGAACGTACCCTTGACCTTGGTCTTCAGCTCGCTGTTCTCAAAGTACCAGCACATAGAAGAATCCTGACTGCAATAGCCGGTTTCTTCCACATTGCCCAGCATATCCATCTGGGTGGCAACGTCATTGATGGGGGTGATCACCAGCGTGATGGGATAGCGATCCTTGAAGAAGCGGAACGTGAAGTTGTGCTCATCGCACAGGCCCTGCAGCTTTTTCTTCTGGGCCTCGTAGTTGGAAATTTCACTCATGGTATGTACTCCTTTCAGCAATCAGATGAAATTTTGTAATCATTGTTATGGTTTTCAATGGCAGTCAGGCCGACGGCGTATGCCGCCCAAATGTCCGCCTTGAAACCGTAGAAAAAATCCGGGTTCTTGCTGGTGCCTTTTCCGTTTTTCAAATCGTGGGTTGCGAAACGGTCAATCAGCGCCCGCCGGATGGCCGGGTCATTTGCCCGGCTGTCATGGCAGATGTGCCGCTTTTCTTCGATGCGGCAGAGAAGCCGCGGCTTCTGCGCCATCTGGATGGACAGTGCTTCATAGAAACGCCCAATCCAGAGGACGGTATCAAACACTTCCCTGCCTACGGCCATGCCGTAGGAAGCCACCATTTCAATGGCCGCCCACTGCCAGTCCTGTTCATTGGCGAAAACCAGCTTGTTGCGCAATTCTTCGTTGTCGACCTTGCCGAACTCCAGCGGCCTCAATGTGTTGCAGTCGATAACGCAGTAGGCGCTCTGCCTGTTGCCCGGATCAATGGCAATAATCGGGCATTTTTCACTCATAAATACGACCTCCCAAATTCCTGAATAAACCGGGCTTCCGGCCAGCCGTAGTGTTCCATAGCCTTTTTCTGCGCCCAGCGCTTCAGCCGGAGATCAGCATCACGGTTGTTGTGGATGGCGGTCGGGCCGTTCTGATGGCACCACGGGCAAAGCGTCACCCACAGGCCCAGACGCTTGCTCTTTGCCCGGTAGGCACTCCCGAAGTACACCTCATGCCGTGCTGTACCATACTGCCCGCAGATCAGGCAGACCGGCTTATCATGCAGGATGCTGGGCGCATAACCGTTGGAATCCAGCTTTTCGCCGTACTCATTCAGCGGCATCCGTCTCACCTCCCGTCACAATCCAGACCTTGTGAGAACCCCAGCCAGACCACGCAATCGCTTCCGCATGGGTGCCTACGGCCACATCTAAGGCATTTTCCTTGATGAGCGAGCCGGTATCCTGTACCACTCTCATCCCTACGCCCTCAATCAGAATGACCGTGCCATAGGGAAAGATGCTGGTGTCTGCGGCCACCGTCACGCCCGGCTGAACCTTTGCGCCGCTGGAAGTGATGCCCTGCCCCTCCCCGCAGATATGCGGGTATTCCTCGGAGCAGTAGGCTGTGCAGTGAAACTCCCCTGCGTATGTAAGGGCAATGCTCTGATCTGCGGCAATGGTGTCCGTGAGCTGCTCAACCTCGGTCTGCAACTGCTCAATGGTTTCCTTGCGCTCCACGGCCTTGTTCATCCAGTTTTCTTCCCGGCTGGCGTAAATGTCCCTCTCCATGGTGAGTTCATCCACCCGGCGGGCATAGACCGCGCTGGCAAGAGCGCTGCCGGTAAAAAGGCTGACTGCACAGGCCAGCGACACGATAGAACGAAACTGCATTTCAACCTCCAATCTGAGCCTTTGTCCCGCCGGGCAGTGCCGAGGGCATCCGATCTGCATCCTTGGCAGCATCCACTGCCTTGACGAAACCGGGCTTGACGTACTGCAAGAGATCCGCATTGGAGCGGTCAAGGGCGTCCACCAGCCCCGCCGGGGAGCCAGCCCATTCCCGCACAGCGGCAGGCAAGGCACCGAAGATGCTCCTGTTCTCTGCCCGGAAGTCCTCTGCGGTCAGCTTCCCGGTGGCCGTCACCAGCCCGCCATGGGTGGCATAGTACTGGTTCCGCTCAATCTTCCGGGCGGCAACGATGGCCTGCGTCCACAGGTCGTTTGCTGTAGGCCGACCGGCGCTCTGCAACTTGCGGATTTCTGCGCACCAGTCAACCAACAGCTGGTTCTGATACCGGCACACCGTCAGCGCCTTTGTCAGAGCCGCAGCGGCCACATCATCCGGGATGTCTTTGAGTGCAGCGGCGTAAATCTGCGACCGAGCCGTGCGCTCATCAGTAGAAAGCGGCCGACCAAAGTAGTTTTCAATCAGTGCCAGCGCTTCCTTCAAACATTCGACTGTCATCCTAAACCTCCGAAAATTGCATCATAATCATCCTTGGCGGAGGGCTTTTGCTGCTGTCCCATCGGGGGCTTGCGCCGATCATCGCGGGACTGCACATCTCCAATGGTTTTTACGCCCTCAGTTTTCCATGATTTCAGGATGCCGTTGACGTAATTCCACTTCCGAATCCCCGCCAGCGCAGCCTTTTTGATGGCCAGCAAGATGAGGTCGTCCGTGAAAATCTCCCGCCAGCCCAGCAGGTCTTCCCGCGCTGCTGGTGGGAAACCTCCGAGATTGTCCTCGAAAGAGCGGATGATCTCAGCCAGCCCAGCATCGACGGTCGGACTACCGTTATCTCTTACTCTTTCTCTGTTCTCTATATCTTTCTCTTTATCTATCTCTATCTCTATCTCTTTCTCTGTATGGACATTGTCCACATTGTTGTCCTCGTTGCTGTCTGCACACTTTGGGGGAAGTTGTCTGCGGCGGTTTTCACGCTGAAGGCGCTTCTGCGCAGAGTAGTCTGTTTCACTGCCGACAATGTCTGAGTAGTTGGCCAAAACGAGAACACCATCTTTGTCCTCATAAATTAGACCGATTTGCTTATAGACTTCCAAAGCAACACGGACAGTTGCCAACGAGAACCATTTGCATTCGCGCTGAATTTTTTCTACATCATAAGGAATGATCATATCCCCGATTTGAAAAGCCAGTCGGCCGCCAGTGTTGATGGTTTTGAGACAGAGCATTTGATAAAGGACAACATAGTTGGCACCATCGGGCTGCCCCATGAGGTAATCGATCATGTCCGACGACATAAACGAGTCCTTGAGCTTAATCCAGTAATACCGTTTTCCAGTTGCCATTATCAGCCCCCCTTAGAACGGCAGGTCGTCGCTGTCATCGATGACCGAGAAATCGTCAGGGTCGCCCTGCGAGTAGCTGGGCTGCTGCCCGCCGGGGGCACTCTGCTGCCATTGCTGCCGCTGGTTCTGGGTGGCGAAGCCCATCTGCTGCGGCTGCTGGTTCTGATAGGACGGCTGCTGGTAGGACTGCTGGTAGCCCGGAGGCGGTGCCTCGCCGCCATCATCAACCCGCTGCTCCGTCTTTGGGCCGCAGAAGTGAATTTTCTGCACCACGAACTCGGTGGCGGTGCGCTTCTGGCCGTTCCTGTCCTCATAAGACCGGGTCTGGCACTGGCACTCCACAAGAGCCGTGCTGCCCTTGCGGAAATACTGGCAAACGAACTCTGCCGTTTTACGCCATGCCACGAAATTCAGCCAATCGGTAGCCCGTCGGCCATCCTGACCGACATTGTCCCGGTCAACGGCCATGCGAAAGCTGGCGACTGTCAGGCCGCTCTGTGTGGTCCGCATTTCAGGATCGGCAGCGAAGCGGCCCTGAAATATGCAATTATTCAGCATGCGCGTCCTCCTGCCTGACGTTGCAAAATGCGTTCCGCATCTCCTGCACGAAAGTGCCAGTGCCGTAAGCATCACCGTTGGCGTTCTTCTGGTAGATGATGGCGAGCTCGGTCTGTGCCCGAAGCAAGTCCTTGTACTCCTCAACCGGGATAGCGATGGTCTGGACGTTCAAATCTTCCATAACCGGTTCCTTTCTTCTCGCATGATGCGGACCACCTTGCGGCACTGGTCCACATCGAACATTCCAATATGCGTAAATTCAATCGGGGTGCCCATCTTCTCGGACAGCCAGCGGTAGGCCTCATTCCGGCGGCCACGGTAGGGACCGTATTTCCAGAGCGGGTCAAATGCTGCATGAGCTGCCTTTTTCCAGTTGCGCAACTCCGAATTTGCCAAGCGGCCAAGGGGTTTGTCAGACCCCTTGTGTACGCCGACATAGGCACCGCAGCGAGGGCAGAGGTAAATCATGCCGAAGCTGTGGCCGTGGTAAACCACCGAACTGTCTACGAAGTCTGCGGGCGTTCCGCAGTAGTCGCAGATGACGATTCGGCCTTTCATCGTGACCATTCCTCCTTGTACCGGGCCAACTGCTCCGGGGTATCCGTCTCGATACCCAGAGCCTTGGCTTCATCAATCGCACCGTCAATCAGGTGTGAAAATTCTTTCGTGTCCATCTTGCTGGTGTCCTTGTAAACCAAGTAGCAGTTGAACCATTTTCCGTCCTCTTCCCGCACATCAAAGCAGCGGGTGTATTTGTAGAGGTCGTGAACATCCACGCTGACCGGAAGTTTGAAGCCCACGGTGCAGCCATCCTTATCTCTCGCAACCGTTCCGTAGGCCACAACCAGCCGCTCTTTCACAAGGTCGTCCGATTCGCCAGTTTCGGCGGCGATCTTGTTGACCAGAACATGGAAGTAGGCGTTTGCACTGTGGCTGCGCTTGTTGCGGTGCTTCTTGATTTCAATGTCCAGCAGCGGCTCCTGATTCAGCTTGTCCCACAGACTTCGGAAATCAGAATCAACTTCCAGCGTGATACGCTGCTTGCGGTTCAAACTGAAACTCATATCGACCAGCCGCCCGGTCATAAGGCTTTCCAGTGCTCCTTGAACTCGGCCATCAGCCCATAGGCATCCAGCCAGTCAAAGAAATCCGAAATGATGGGGCGAATATCCGGCGTTTCGTCCCGGCGGTAGCACTCCGTCCAGACATCCATGCCATTGCTGACAAGGTAGGAAAACTGCTGCGCCTCCGGGATGAGCAGCATATAGGTGGGGTGCTGAGTGCTGGAATAGAATTTCCCGCGCTCATAGCCCCTACTGAACTTGATGTCGTAGATGGTGCCAGCCTTGAGGGCATCGAGGCGGCCATACAGGACTACATCCATGCCGCGCACCTGAATGGTTTTGCGGGATTTAAACTGCAACTGTCCACCCTTGATGATGGCGGCAATCTGCCCGGCGGCCCAGCTCCACGGATTATTGGGGTCATCGTGGCCGTTGACAATGGAGGTCACAAGGTTCTCAAAGTCAATGCCGTTCTGCATAGCCTCCGTCCGGGGTGTAGGCTTCCGACGCAGGACCAGCATGAACTCTGCCAGCGGGTCGCCCTCGGTGGTCAAATCCTCGTAGGGGTTCTCCCGGATGAGGTGCAGCCACGAGGACAGCAGCGAGTGAGTAACAAGGTATGCAGCCATTACTGTGCCTCCTCTGCGGGCTTGTACTGGACAGCGGTCGTATCAAAAGTCAGGCCGAGAGCAGCAATCTTAGCTTTCCACTGGGCATTCAGTTCCTGACGGGAAGTCAAGTGGTGCTGAAGAGCCTTGAACGGCGGCATGGCAGCGTTGGCGGTATCGGCATCCTTGATGCCAGCAATGATCTTGCTGCCCTCCTGCATGACCTGCTCGTAGGCTTCGTTCTCCTTGGCATTTGCAGCCACCTCCTCGGCGGCCTTGCTGTTGTACTCCTCAAACAGCTTGGTCAGGAAGTCGTTCGGGCTGCCGGGGCCGAGGGCGGGAATCTTATAGACACCGTGGATGCCGCGGGTGCCCTTGGCAAAATATTTCTCACAGTTGGAGAAACCAATGGTGCGGTCGTTGCCGTACATTTCCACGAAGCCGCCCAGATCCATAGGCTCCCACACATTGTTCTTGGTCTGACCCTCGACCTTGATGCGGAGACGGGTGTTATCGCCGTCCTTTTCCTCGGTGGCGTGGAAGACCACCACGATGTTCTTCTTCAGCTCGTAGAAGCAGTAGTCCATCAGCCGGACGAACTCGCGGCCAACAAAGCCATAGCCCTTGAGGGACAGACTGCCGTCCCGCTGACCATACTTGGGGTTCTGCTTGATAGCCCACAGGCCCATCAGGGTGATAAGCTTTCCGGCGGTATCGAACACCAGCGTCTCGAAGTCCTTGAGGTTCTCCGGCTTCAGGTCATTCAGAATCTCGTCATAGCTGCGGGGCTGGATGTACGGCATACGGTAGCGAGGTTCGATACGGTCAATGCCAAAGTCGCAGTCGATGTGCAGCGGGCGGGGTGCGGACAGGGCCAGCGTGGACTTGCCGATGCCGGGGTAGCCAGCAATGAGCATCCGAATCTTCTTTGCGCCGTCCTGAATGTCGTTGGGATTGCGAATCATAATGTTTACTCCTTTTCAGTTGATAGGCTTACTTGCGGAACATGACGTACTTGCCGGTGGTACGGTTGACCAGCTCCATGAAGTCCGGGCCATCCCGGACACAGAGGTACAGGCGGAAGTCCCAGCCCTGTGCGGAAAGGGCCTCTTTCTGCTTGCGGGTCAGCTTTTTGCCTCTTACTTTCAAAAAATCACCCCCTCCTCGGCCTTGTTGACAGCGATGTTCAGAGTGATGGTCTCCCGGCAGCGGAGGCCGAAGTTGCCGCCCGGGCCGAACATCTTGGTTTTCTCGAACTCCTTTGCGCTGTACACGCTGGCACAGTTGAGAACATTGGGAATGCGGTCAGGGTGGACTGCCCGGAACGCCTGACACGCCATGTGGTAGTTGGGTGCCCAGATCTCCGTCCATCCTCCGCAGTACGGCTGAACATCATCTGAGCCGTATGTGAAGTAGAATTTTTCCAGGTCCATCACTCAGCCTCGCTTTCGTTCTTGATGCAGATACCGAGCGCAGAGAACAAGAGCATCAGGCCAACTTCATCTCCGTCATCCAGGCTCATAAAGTCGAGCTCCCCGGCCACAAAGCCCTCACGGAGAATCACAGCGGTGCCCACAATGGGCTGACCATGTTCCGGCGTACCGTAGAGAATGCTGGCAATGTTGTTGATGGCGTAGCCTTTCAGCAGTCCCTCATCATCAATCACCATGCACAGTCCTTCCGGCAGATACTTTGGATGAACCACCTCAATGCAACCGCCGACCTCTTTCTGGAGGTTGTCCAGCAGCGGTTCGCCGAAGTCCTTGAACTGCATCTGATTCTCGGTGTCAAATACCAATCCTTTCATAAAAATCACTCCTTTTCCGGGAAGCACTCGTTGACTTCCCATGCATCTGCGGCCTCTAAGCAGCGGTCGCAGCCAACGATTGTGCCATCATCGGTGCGGTAGATGGTATCGCACCTCTGGTGGCAGAGGGGGCACACAGGAGGCTCAGGGTAGCCAGCTTCTTCGTCAGTCGGATACAGCATCCAGCACCTCCCGGAGCTTGCGCCCCATCCAGCGGCCTACATCATCGAACATCCCCATGCTGTCCAGCCAGACAAACAGGGCTGCGATAACAGAGGTCACAGCAAACTGCGCCGCCGGGGCACGAGCTGCTGCCTGTTCGGCGGTGATGCCGTACACGATCATCAGAATCCGGGTCATTCCTTACACTCCCTTTCTTTGCGAGCCTTGCGGGCAGCCGTTTGGGCTTCCAGCTTCTCGCGGTTCCCGGGCTGGGCGATGAATTTTTTGAATCCCGCCAGCGTTACGCGGCCAAAGCTCTCACCGACTTCCGGGGGAATATCGGCCACGTTGATGTGAATTGTGGTGTCCATGTGGTCCTCCTGTTTTGAAGTAGGCAAACAGTCTACTTACAGAGCAAAAAAAATCTGCTCCATTTCCTCCGTTCCGATGTGGAGCAACTCGCACAGACTTTTAATTTCAGGTGCGGTAAAATCGGTTTTATTCCGAATTTTGTTCAAAAATCCCTGATATGAAAGGCCAATGCGATTTGCAATATACTTCATCTTGTAGCCGGAGGCATCAATCTTTGCTTTGAGCAAAGTGGTATTGGTCACAGTAAGTTCACCTCGCTTTCCGTTCGGCGTAGACTAGTTGTCTACTGGGCGTATATTACCACCTCGTAGACCGAATGTCAACTATTTTTTTGAAAAATTTGAAAAAAATGTTGACCTCATGCCTACGCCGTATTATAATTGCATCAGAAGAATTTAGGGGGATGCAAAACCATGACCATCGGACAAAGAGTGAAAATTCGACGTGAAGAATTGGGGATGTCCCAAGAAGAACTAGCAAAGAAAATCGGCTATAAGTCGAAATCATCTATCAATAAGATTGAGCTTGGCTTCCGTGTCCTCACGCAGTCTAAAATCAAGGCTATTGCTGATGCACTTGATACGACCCCGTCTTACATCATGGGATGGGATGAAGAAGCCAGCCGGAATGAGTGGGCTTCGAAATTCCGCGACAGCGTGATGCAGATTTTGAATAATGCAGATCCGGCCGACTTAGAGGCTGCGGGTATCAGCGTTCAGGAAATCGAAGAAGAACTGAGCGGCAGCGACTCTATTTCGTTGGTGACGGCCTGCGCCATTGCGGATGAGCTGGGCGAGTCGCTGGATTCTCTGCTGGGCCATACTCCCAAGGAAATGATAAAGGCCGCCCTCCAGCAGGAGGACGGCCAAACGGCTGAAATTATTGAGCTGCTTCTTGATTTACCGGCAGATCGGCAGCAGGAGGCGTTGAGCTATCTTCGTTACCTTTCAGGGCGTGCAGAAAAATAAGCAATCGCTCCTTATCAGCATCCGACAGTTTTTTGATTTTGGCAAAGATATCCGACCATTCGCTCGTAGTCATACGGCATGGCTCCTTTCTCAAATTTACTGTCGGCAGCAACTGAATTATATCAAATACGCACCCGCTTTTCAGGGATTCGTAGAATTATACCGAAAATCGGAAAAATATTGCGAATTTTGAAGAAGATAATCGTGAGGTGATGGTTGATGGCCCGAAAAAAGAATATTGCTGCGGGTCAGAATGCCGTCATTTATGCCCGCTATTCCTCCCACAACCAGCGAGAGGTCAGCATTGAGCAGCAGGTCAGAGAGTGCATGAAGCACGCTGCCGAGCTGGGGCTGCACGTCGTTGGAACCTATGAGGACAGGGCCATCAGCGGCAAGACCGATAAGCGGCCCAACTTCCAGCGAATGATGCGGGATGCTGAAAAAGGCAAATTTCAGGCGGTTGTGGCATGGAAGTCAAACCGCATTGGCCGCAATATGCTTCAGGCAATGGTCAACGAGGCCAAACTGGAAGACTGCGGCGTGAAGGTGTTCTACGCCGAGGAAGATTTTGACGATACCGCCGCCGGGCGTTTCGCATTGAGGAACATGATGAATGTGAATCAATTCTACAGCGAGAACATGGCGGAGGACATCACCCGGGGGCTGTATGATAACGCCAGCAAGTGCATGGCGAACGGTCGGCAGCCCTTGGGCTACAAGCGGGGTGAGGATGGCCGTGTGGTGCTGGATGAAGCGAATGCGGCCGTTGTGCGGGAAATATTCACCCGTGTGGCTGCTGGTGACCTGTTCGTGGACATTGCGCGAGATCTCAATGCCCAGGGCATCAAGACCAGCAAGGGAGCCAACTGGAACAAAGGCAGCTTCCAGAGTATTTGCCAGAACGAGCGGTACCGGGGCATCTACATATACGGGGATGTCCGGGTGGCCGATGGCATTCCACGCATAGTGAGTGATGATTTGTGGTACAGGGTACAGGAGGCCATGAGGATGAAAAAGAATCCAGTCGGAACCCGGCACCGTGTCGGGGCAGAAGATTATCTGCTGACCGGGAAGCTGCGCTGCGGGCATTGTGGCAGCTACATGACGGGCGTATCTGGCACCAGTAGAAACGGCGAGCTGCATTACTACTACACCTGCCAGAAGCGGCGCACCGAGCACGCCTGTGACAAGAAGAACATTCGCCGGGATGTCATTGAACCGGCTGTGGCTCAGGCCATCAAGATGTACTGCTTGACCGATGATGTCATTGCGTGGATAGCAGATCGGACAGTCGAATACTGGGAAAAGCACGACAATGACCTCCAGATTGAGGCGTTGGAGCAGCAGTTGGAAGAAAATAAAAAAGCCACCTCGAATATGCTGAAAGCCATCGAGATGGGGATTATCACAGAGGCCACCCGCACCCGGATGGTCGAGCTTGAGACTGAGCAATCCCGGCTGAGCGTCCAGCTGAATGCAGCCAAAGAGGATGTCGTGAAAATCGACCGGGAGCAAATCATCTCCTATCTGGAACTGCTGCAGCAGGGTGACATCCACGACCGGGATTTTCAGATGGAACTGTTCAAGAACTTCCTTGTGGCTGTCTATGTCTATGATGATAATCGCATGAAGCTGGTTTTCTCCTGCATGGGAGACCAGAACAGCGTCGAAATTCCTTTGGAGACCGGAGAAGACCCGCCCGATGGCGGGCTGTCACCGGATGCTAAAATGTTCGTTTTGACTCCTGATAGCTCCACCAAAAAAGCACTGTACTTCGTAGGAAGTATGGTGCTTTTCTTTTTTGTTCCGGCAAAAAGATCAAGGGTGCACCGCTCGCCATGCAGGCGGGCCAGTGACACCCCCGATCTCCACAACAGCAGACATCTCCCCTGCAGGTTCAACCGGGGTTTCCGTGGGCAGCATGGGGCAGGGCCGACAGCGCCCGCACCAGCGTGGCAGGCTTTGGCAGAAGCGCCAGCAGTAAGGCAACGTGGGCGGCGAAGAAGCAAGAGCCACGCGGCATTCTTCAAAAACTCAATTTTTCTGATAGTGTTTCACAGTCTGAGCGTGAAGGCATTGAAAAAGAGCTTTCCGTCATTCCTCAATGGCAGCGCGATAAGGCTGAAAGCATCATCAACAAGGTCGTAATGACAGAGAAAGATGCCGCTGGAAGCGGCTATTATTATCCAGACAAAACGCTTTATCTTCACCCTGAGCGCAAAAGCGGTGATGTTATTCACGAGTATGGCCACGCATTGGAGATTTCCCTCGACCTGCGGCACAACTCCAAATACATCAGCATCCGAAAATCCGGGATTGATGTTGAAGATTTTTCTAAAATCGTGTATGATGACAGTACCTATACACAAGCGATTTATCTTCTTCAGAACAGCAAATTCATTTCTGAGTATCAGGGACGGCTATATGAATCTCCCACGGATGGAATTTTTAAAGCCGGAACGATGCAGATCAATGAAGATATGCTGAAGGAATATTTCAGTGAAGGGTATCGCGCTTTTTATCAGGAGCCCTCTGCCCTGAAAGAGAAAGACCCGCAGCTCTATCATTTTATCGAGGGATTGAAAGATGACAAAAAGTGAAGTGCTTCTGCTTGATGAACCCTCTGCAATCTGGAACGAAATGCAAAAGAATCCGGCATTGCGAACAGATGGAGATGTCTGGCTGCACATGACCCGCCTGTCAGCCAAGCAAGACCGACAGTGGTCTCGGGAAGCGTATGGCGACCCGGAAGCGTATCTGTATATGGACTTAAACAAAAAGAAGTGAGGTGTCATCATGGAAGATTTTCGTGTCATCTACCGCATTTTGAAGCATCTGCAGCAGAGCATGGACTTTGAGGAGTTCGATTGCGCTGGTTTTACTGCCGAGCGCTTCGGTACGAATCCGAACCGGTTTCAGGCACTTTTGATTCAGCTGCAGAAAGCAGGTTACATTGAGGGCCTGAACATCGTCCAGTATATCCGCCAGCCGGAGCGCATCGAACCGCCCATGGAACCGCATATCACCTTGCAGGGGCTTGAATATCTTCAGGAAAACAGTCTGATGAAAAAGGCCGCCGCATTTGCAAAGGGTGTTAAGGAAATCGTCCCCGGCATCTGACAACCAAATATCGCAAGCGTCTTTGCCCATCTGGGCAGGGGCGCTTTTTTCATGCCGTCTTAGCTCATTCTGGCAGAGCGCCGGTCTCCAAAACCACAGGCCGCTGGTTCGAATCCGCCCGCCTAGCCTCCGGGAAGGTTATTACAAAACAGAAACTCCAGTACCCGATTCGGATACTGGAGTTCTTGGTGGGCGCGGGTGGATTACGCAAGCCGCGCTGCTAAAAACAGCCCACTGGGCTGTTTTTGCGCTGTCTTCCGCGACAGCGCCGCAGCTGTTCGAATCCACCCTTGAGGGTGAAACTTAAGATGCCGGATAAGACAAAAAACCAGCGTAATTTCTACGCTGGTCTTTTTGGTGGAGCGAAGCAACCTAAATCCGAACCATTGCCCTCTGGGGCATCTTTGGCGGCGATTTCATCGAAAGTGATGGTTTTTGTGCCGTCTTTGTA